CTCGCAATGTTCAATTTCCCCACCTCGGCAGGGCTGTTTGCAGCATCCACCAACGCCTGAACGTCGGGGCTCGCACCATAGCGGCGGACAACACCAACGAACTCTTCAACGTCATGTCTGCGCATCTCAAGCTTGGGCGCGCCTTCCTTGGTGAAGGCTGGCTGCCCGTACTTATCGTTGGCGTGAGCGATGTGGTAGAGCTCATGCTCAACCAGTGCACAGAAGTCCACGTCGGAACACTGAGCACAGTAATCGGCAGCCAGTGTGATGATGTAGGCCGGCACGTCGCCGAACCAATCACGCATCTGCTGTTCCATCCGGGCTTTCTGCCAACCACCGGCGCGGAACGCTACTTGCTCAGCCTGACCCAGTACCGTGCGGCCCTGCTTGTTGAAGCTGGACGACGCCCACATCACACGAATGTCCGCATCAATCAGATGGGCATGATCTTCGTTATGGATGCTGCCGGTGTCGGCGAGGATTTCAGCCTGTAACCACTCCCACACTTCAGGGGCTGGGGTCAGGCGTATTCCGAAGTCGGACAGGTCAGACAGTTCAAGTAGTGATGCGGGTGGGTATGGCCTGTTCATCCATCACTCCCGTGTCGCGACACGATTCACTGACTCGCGAAACGTGTCGCGACCTTAAGGCTTTCTCCGATCTACGCCTTCCGGCGCTTTCGGGCAGCCCATGCAGTGCTCACAGTTGAGCGTGCGGCATAGCCATGCCTTGACCGGCTGCCACCAGGTGACCATGAAGACGTGTCGAGCACCGGCAAGGGCCAGGGACGCGTGCAATGTGATCCCGGCAGAGCTCGGGCCGAAGAAGACGCTCTGGTTGCGAGCCATTACGACGAAACCGCTGATGGCGATCGTCGAATAGATCAGCTTGCCCAGAATGCCGTCCCTCACCTTCCCGCTCAGTACGCACCAAGTCGCCCACACGGCAATCAAGCCGCAGGCGATGGAGTTGATCAGTTCAAGATTCATGGTGGATTGCCTCCCCCGAACCGCTGGCGAATAAGCGCCCAGAGGTCAGCGGCTTTGATGGCGCGGTTGATGGCTGCCAGCAGTGACCCGCCGAATGTGCCCAGCAGGAAGCCCACGCCGGCAACAGTGTTCGGCTCTGTCACCCCGAGGTATGCGCTGACCATCCCAGTCAGGTACAGGGCGCACGCCACACCGGTGGTGAGGAAGATCAGCCAGGCGCGCCAATCGGTCAGGTCGTCCTTGTGCCACCAGCTGGCGACGATCACGCCGAACATGCCGGCGATCAACAGATCCAACCTGTCGAGCAGGCGGTGCAAATAATCCATGCGCTCGACTCCGTGGCAGGATTTGAATCAGCTCCAGCAGCACTCCCAGCTCGGAGCAATGGGTGTGGTGGAGCCGAAAACTAAAAAGCCCCGATCAATGTCGAGGCCCTGAATAGGTGCGCTCGTCTTTCCGAGCTGTCTGCCGAAGGCCTTCTCAACGTCGACGCCCTATTGCATCGATCTCGCTGATCCAGTCTCGCGCCACTCTGCAAGCATGTGAGGTCAGAGTGCGGGGCTGCCGGTGTTGATTCCGTACGTCGCACTATCCGGCTATCGACGTCCAGGCCTTCCCGAGGGCTGTCCTGGCTACAGTGAATTGGTTGCGAGGGATGGATTCGAACCATCGACCTCCGGGTTATGAGCCCGGCGAGCTGACCACTGCTCTACCACGCAAATTTCAGGCAATAAAAACCCGGCGCTATGGCCGGGTTTTCTTGGATCAGCGCACTCAATGCGATAAGTGCCTTTCGGTATATCCAGCGCCCTGGGCGTTGAGCTCAGCCATTCGGCTTGATCTCCATTCAGAGGCCATCTTGAGCGCCTGTGCATCTCCGTGCTTTTTTCGGGAGAAGCACTTGTACAGCGACTTGCCATCAAGCCCTTGGGCGGACGCTTGGTAGTAGCCCTTGCTGGTTAGGCTAACGCCGGTCGTGCCCGTGGTGTTGGTGGCGTACTGCGATTTATTGCGCATGTTTCCAACAGATTCGACGAGCCGAAGATTTTCAAACCTGTTGTTGGTGGCGTCACCGTCGAAGTGATCGATCTGTGACCCATCTGGGATCTGATCTCCCGTGCACAACGAGTAAATCACTCGATGAGCCAACTGGACCACTCCGCCCAACTGAACCTGCCAACATTTTCGCCCAGTCTTCGCATGCTCAAGAAGCGACCCTGCTGGATCACCCTTTCGCACAGTACCCCTTCGATCAACGAGCCATCTCAATCCAGTTTGAGACGACTCGTCGTACGCAACCAACCCGGAAATATCTTCTAAATTCATGGTAGGTTGCCGAAGGCAAAATTATCAGGATGGCGCTAATATGCCACTAGCCGCACGGGAACGCAATAGGCCCTCAAGCGGCCTCTCGCATTTCGTAAATTACCGCTGCAACCGGACTCAGTGCGCGTCGATCCAGATCTTCGCAGCACTCGAAAATCAACTGCAGCACGCCACCCCAATCCCGCTCCCAATTGCACGACTCCAACCGAACCCCGTACACCTGCCATAGCCACGCCCGGAACTTCTCGGCGTTGGCGAGCGGGTCTTCGTTGGCTGACTGTCCGCCCTGGTGCATGTAGCGGTACCGGCTCATGACACCCTTCACCACGAACTCCAGCTTCTCCCGTTTGGCTGCTGTCATCCGCCCCGACCTGCCCTGTACCATGAGGAACACCACTTCTTCTGCGGCTTCGCGGATATCGTCGCTCTGGTGCGCGGCGTACATGAAGTCACCGAATACGCGGATCTGCGGGTGAAGCCTGGCGATTGCCGACTGGATGTGGCCAGCCAATGCGCCGTGTACAGCGTGGTTCGCCGTTGGACCGCGCTCGGTGTTCTGAACCACCACGCCCAACTGAACAACGTCCGAGGACTGCCCGGGTGCCGGGTTGTATTTGCAGTCATGCCATGCCTGTCGTGCTGAGTTGATCTTCATGCTGCTCTCCCCTTCAGCTCTCTTGTTTTTGCCCGGTATTCGGCCTTGATGGCCTTGATATCTTCGACGGTGTACTTGCGTGCCTCATGAGGCCCTTCGAGCCAAGCCACGGTTTCGGCGCCAATGCGCAGCACCAACCGGATGCGGTACTCGACCGCGTTACCGGACAGATTGCGATTGCACTTCACGCACTGCCGGTGAATATTCAGCGGCTCGAAACGCAGCTCCGGGCAGGCGCCCACAGAGCGGTAGTGCCCAGCGTCCCATCGGCTGCCGGTCATGAGATCGTTGTCGTTCGGCATCGAGTCGCAGCTGATGCACGGCAGGTGCGCGTCACGCAGGCGGACGTATTCGTTCACAGCGGTCTGGGCTTCGCGAAGGTGATCCGCCCTGCTCTTCAGCTTCTCCTTGCGGACCTGGATCTCGCGACGGTCGCGCTGGTCGATAGCCTTTCGGGCTTTGTCCTGATTCTTCGGCGCATCGATCAATGCGCATGCCGGACTGCAAACTGCCTGACCCATCCGCGAGGGGACGAATGAGGCCCTGCAGGTAGCGACGCGGCATTTCTTCGGCTTGGGCTGCTTCCGTTCAATCGTCATGCAGCCTCCTGGCTCAGCAGGTCATCGAAGTACACGCCCTGCGGAGCGAACCGCGCGACGATGCGGTCGGTGTACGCCACACCCTGGGCACGATTGAACAAGCTGGTCACCGGGAAGCCGTCCGGGCCGAAGAGTTTGCAGCCACCCATCATGGCAAGCTTCGTCTCGTACGGGAGGTGCCGCATTACTCGGTACCACTCAGCCTGGAACCCGGCATCCTCGTTCAGCAGGATCTGCACGCCGATGTGCAACTTGCAGTAACGGCGGGCGTCGGCCTCATCACCGATCTGGGTCATCTCCGCGATGCGCTTGTACATCGCGAACCAGAGCCTGTTCTGGTCGAGCGTGCGATCCTTGCCCGGGCGCAGGCTGACCACGACGAACTTCTTGTCGCGGAACATGGCGCTGAGCTTGGTGATGGCCTCGGAGAGCTTGGCCTGGCAGTTGACGCTGATCTTGTCGGTCATGGTTCCACCCGCTCGATCATTGCGCGTAGATCGGTATCCAGATCGTGAACTGTGGCCCAGTCGTGGCCGATGTTCATGTGCACGGCCACCACGTCGTTGTTCGGCTGATCACACTTATTGCGCAGCCATGTGTAGAGGATGTGCGTTTCGGTCATGATTTCGACGTTCTGCTCAAGCATCCCGTTGCGGCGGGTGAGCTTGTCGTTCGATTCACGCAGCGCCTCGTTCTCAGTCTTTAGTTGGTCCATCAGGGCAAAGTCAGGCTTCTTGCCGATTGGTGGCTTCCACAGCTCTCCACCATTGTCCGTGTAGCAGAGGCGCTCAAGCGTTCTGGCAGCTGATTGCAGCCGATCGTTCTCGGCGATCAGGGCCAGGACTGCTGCGGGATTTGCGGCAGCGACATAGCGCAGGCAGTCATCTTTTTCTGAGTCGATGCTTTGGTATTCCAGCAGTGTTCCGAGGTCGACATCGAAAACGTAGCTGGTGCCCGGCGCGTATTCCGGCCCGAACCATGGGCCTTCTGGGGCAGCCTCGGCCAGCCGTTTCAGTTCGGTGTAATCGGTCATGTCCGCTTCTCCGTGGTCTTCTTGCCGAACGTGGCCAGCAGCAGAGCGCGCGCAGACTTGCCGTCGGCGGGAATGCCTTGCTGGATGATTCGAGCCTGGGCTTGTTGGTCGGCCAGGTCGTTGGCCTGCTGGAATTCGGTCTTCTGGCTGTCGTGCCCAATGCCGGTGAGGATCTTGCCGTCGAGCGGTTGGCCTTCCTGAGCGCGGCGGATGACGATCGTGTAGGCCCGGTCGAACCGTGCACGCAGCGATTTGTCTTCCTGCTTGGCGGATCGAAGGTCGAAGATCCCGGTCTCGTTGGCAGCTATCCGCACACCGTCGTGGCTGTAGGTACCGATCAAGGCTTCCACCCACGCATCGGCGGCGGTCGGCATACCGAAGTCTTCGGCGCTCGGCGTGCACATCGCGATGAACTCACCAACGCTCGGCGCGAAAGGCTTCTTGAGTTTGCGGCACTTCTGGATACCGAACTCAATCTGCTCGAGCGAGCGAATACCGGCGTCGGCGAACTCCTTGATCCATTCTGCCTTGGCGGCGTCGAGCGCTTCGGTGGACGGCCACGCCTGGCGCCATGCGGGGAAAATCCCGCGCAGGCGGCGGAACAGGTCGTTTACCACTTCCGCTGTCTCGGGCGTGATTTGAACCTGCTGGTGCGTTTCAACCGCAGGCAGATTGCCCATGGTCGCCATCAGTTGGTTGGCGGGTTTCATGGGGTCACCACAAGCCCTTCGGCCCAGGCACTGCTGTCGAAGTCCGGTTCAGCAGGCTGTCGTCGCGGTGGGAACTGCCGAACATTGCTGGAGGTTGCGTTGTCGCGCTTAACCCATTTCACCAGCAGGCTCACCCAGGCCGCCTGTGTCTCGATACGC